GTGGGCGACGTCCTTGCCATCACCCTTATGCACCTTACCGGCTTTAGTCATCTTGGCACGGGCCGCATTGCGCGAAGCACGGTTCTTCTTCTGCTCTGGGCGAGCGTGGTATTTATCGTACTCGGCTTTGTAATCCCTTGCCATCAATGCCTCCGTGGTTTCCAATGCTCACAGCTTTTAACTGGGCACCAACCACACAACGGGCTGGTCTTTGCATTCCATACACCATTATCCATGCTGGCCTCAAGCTGTTCTAGCTGATTATCAAACACAGATAGGTACGTATCTAAGTGCTCACGCTTGTGGGTCTTCTTAGGAAACTCGTTGGACACCACAAACGCCAGCCCCGACTTAACCTTAGTTATCTCTGGGTAGTGCACGAACACTGCACCAGCCATAAGGTCCAGCTGCTTCATGTCCGCATACTTGGCGTTCTTGCCGGTCTTGTAGTCTACCATGTGGGCAGTTGTGCCGTTTGTGATTAGCAAATCGACGATGCCGCGCCACCATACGTCCTTATCGAAGAAGCCGCATGGCTCGTAGCCAGTACCCGTTTTCTTTACGCCTAGCTTCAGCTCGGTGTGTTTCTCGCCCGGAAACTGGGCCAGCACTTCCACGACGGGCCGCATAATGCTGAACTTCTCTGGTATAGGAGTACCGTGCTTGATGTAGTGCTCGGCTGCTTCATGCGCGTTGGTCCCATAGATAGCTGCTTCGCCGGGGTCGTCCTTTACGTCCTTAATCACCTTGAGGTGAAAGTACTTCTTCGGACACTGGTCGAAGGTCTTGATGCTACTATAGGACCACGCTGTCATGTTATCTGATTTTCCCTTGGAGACGGTCGGCCACTAACGTAGCATATCCGGCTATATCAATCCAGCTATCTAGGTGGTTTGGGTTGCCATGCACGATGCGACTTATCTTGGTCGCAATCATATCCAACGCCTGTAGCTGGTCAGGGTATAGGGGCACTTCGTTACGAGCCACCACATTGTGTAGAATGCTCTTAATCCTGATAACCGTATCCGAAGACTGCATGAACGAGCCGTATTGTTCTGCCCTTGCGTCTAGCACCTTACCCACCCCACTGACTTCCGGTTCGGGTTTCGGTCCGCAGTTATCAGTGCAGGGCGTACCAAGCACTGCTTCCGCCTCTGCTAGCGCCGCTTTCTCTAAATCTTTCTTCAACTTCCATGCGTAGTTGTAGCTTACCGCCATACGCTGGGTAACTTCCTTGGGCGAATAACCCTGCTTAAGCAGCTTTATAACGTTCCCTGCTATGACTTTCTTTCTCATACTCATTTCATTTGCTCCTTCACTTTAGATTGCCGCCGCTCTGCAAGATGTCACCACCAAACACATACGTGCCTACATGGTGTAGCTTGATGAACGGGTGGGCGTGTATTTTGCCGCCGTGGCTGCGCCACAACTCGCAAAAATGGTAATCTTCGCTTAGCAATGCGCCTGTGGCGTCTATACTTGTGGCGAAAAACTCATGGGTCAACGGCTTGTCGTACTCACCCGTCTCTGGGTTTTGGAACGACGACACGCGGTAGGTTGGCACATGAGGCACAAGTGCCTCGAAAACACCACGCTTGATTAGCATGAAGCCTGTGCCGCCATGCCGCACTTCAATGCAGCCTGTCTCGTCTGTGTGCACATCGCCAGCGCCTACCATGTTAAACACGAATGCTCCGGCATGGTTCGCAAGGTCCGTCTTACCTTCAAGGGCAGCGCGGTTGACGCTATCCCAGTTCACTTCCTTCTTCGGGTAGATGCCGCATGCGATGTCCTTGTCGGCCAGCATGAGGTGCGCGATAGCCTCTGCATCAAAGCCAATGTCAGCGTCGATGAACATAAGGTAATCGTGGTCACTAGCCAGAAACACACGTGCCAGTTCATTACGTGCCCGTGTGATAAGGCTCTCGTTCATAATCTGACACCATGCCACGTTGACGCCCAGTTCGCGCATCTTGTTCATGGTCATAAGTAGACCTTGCACATAGTGTCCGGTGCACATGCCCCCGTACATGGGGGTGGCAATCATAAGGCTCGGTCGTTTTTCTTCAGTCATTTCTTAGCTCCTAACGCCTTAACCAAAGCCTGAACTGCTACAGTGTGGTCCCTATTACCGGTAATATAAGCTTGTGAGGCCACTTTGCTGCCCTGCGCTTCCGCTTCCGCAGCCAGTAGTGCCCGTGCTTCCAACACCAGTGGGTCTACTTCTAAGTCTGGATAGCGAAGTAGTGCAGCTTCTTTCCACTGCGCCAGCACGGCAATCTCTGTTTCCAGCGTCTCGATAAGCGAATTAAACAATTCAGGCCGTGGGATTGGTTGTGGTGCCGCATCTTTATCGACCTTCTTGTACTTTACGGAGTACGCACTGTGCGTCGTAATCCGACCCGATGGACCCTCCTCGCGCTTTTTGCCTGTCACGAATACTAGGTTCTTAGCCGCCATCGAACTTATCGCATGCGATATATTATCTATGCTGTGGTGGGGCATAAGGCCAGCTAGCTCTTTAGTCGTGCTGTTAGGGTGCAGCCTCAGCGTATTAAAAACTTCTTCCTTACGAGTGTTCGGACGTATTTTAGACATAACGTTCATGGTACTTACTCCTTCTTTGGTTGTTACTTGCTCTTGTTACCTACGAAGCGACCCTTGGAGTCGCGGTTTGTTAGCTTGTGTAGCTCGGCATTGAGCCGCTCGTTCTCACGTTTGATGGTAATGATTTTTCCGTCTGCGCTGCCCTTACCAAGCATGTAGCTAAAGTAGACCAGTACAAATACCGCTACTGTTGCTGTGAACGTCCAACTTATTTCCATATCACTTACTCCTTCCTGACATCATCCTCTTCATCCTCTTAATCATCGACGCGTCCAGCACTTGGTCGTCAATCATAATGCGGTTGACTTTCGTTCCGGTTATGCTACCGTACGGGCTTGTGGCAATCGGTATACCCCCACCGCTACCACCACCCGAAGCATAGCCTATCGGGTTCATATCGCCACTCAACGTGCCAACACGTAGTTGCTGCTGCTTCATATGCCGCACTGACTTCGCAAGATGCAGCTCGTACTCCTGCTCTTCCCGCTCCTCGCGGCGGCGGTCTTCGCCACTGCAAAGTTCTTCCAGCACTTGCTCGTGAACTTCAGCCATGCGGATATCACGTACCTTTGCAGCAAGTGCAGCTTTATCGACCTCGCTCCCGTGGGTGTGTATCGCGCTCATGTGGTTATACCATCGGTCATGGTACGACGGGTCTTTAAGCCTAAACTCCTCTGGATGACTCTCCATCCGTGCAAGTAGCAGCTTGACTGCGTCGTGCGGTTCATCCTCCATAACTTGCTCCTATTTTATGTTGTCTATGAGGTCCGCTAGCTTGCTGTATAGCGTACCCGTGGCTTTGTGGTTGGCACCAATCATTCGTATCCGCGCAGTTATTTCCCGCAGTAGCTTTACCTCCGCCAAGTGCTCCTCATGGTCTGGAACGTCGTCACCCCTAAGATGCGCTGTTACTTCACGCCATTCGCGGAGAGTTTTACGCCCAAAGTTGGGTATGCGCATTAACTCGTGGTCAGGCATATCTATAAAATCTCCGACAGTTGCCGGGTCAGATTGCAACCAGAAATGCTTTTTCTCGGTTGTTAGGCAGTTGTATAGACGTACGCCTATCTCCAGATGGTCAATAAGCGTATCCCGTGTTACCTTTTTATCCCAAGGGTGGAATTCTATCTCATCCTCCATAGCTTGCTCCTATCTTGCTTTCACAGTTTAATGGTAACGCTGCGGCCCACTTAGGTCGCATGCGCATGCAGACTTCAACAAACGCACGGGCTTTGTCAGCTTCTTCTATGGGGGCAATCACCCCCACGGCGTCATGCACAGTCATCACCACGCGGTAGCGTCGTGCAATCATCAGCATCTGCTCACCGATAATGATACGGGCCAAGGCTTGGCATACGTTCTCAATCAGCTTCCCGCCGTATATGTACGTAGGTAGCGTAGCCCGACCCTTCTTGACATCGTAGACGAACTGGTCCCGGCCTGACTTCTTGTCTGGCTCCTTGCGCAAGTTATCGTACCGCAGGTACATACCGTTGGGTAACCTGATACCGAACATATCCACTAGCAGTGCTTCGTGCTCACCCAGTTGTGCGGTCCTAGTGGACATAAGCGCCTCTAACGCCTTATCCCCTTGCTCCCACAGTAGCGGTATCTGGCTAAACTGGACCCTGTACTTGTACACAAGA